AAAGTCAACACTTTTCACGAAGATTATTCGACATTTTATGGGGTTGTGGAAAACTCCCCCGCGATCAGAGATCGGAGCTGTCATCACGCTGCCGATTGATAAGTTCATTGACCGCGAACAGAGCATAAGCATCAGCGTAGTATATGCTCGATTGGCGACGAGCGGTAGCCTTTCGCGGAGATATCAGCGAAGCGATCCTCCAGACCAGCCGATCGCGCCGGCAAGCATGAGCCAGCCGAGACTTGGCTATCATGAGAAGCTCCTCGTCGCTTTTACTTTTCAGACCTTGCCAGCCACGAGCGACAAGGACGCGGCCGACATTTTCAGTTTTTCTAAACAGCGACATAATCCTCCTCGTAATATTCATCAAAGCCAGAGTAGCCGTAGTATTCGTTATAAGCCGTCATAGCGTCTTCATCGATTAAACCACCGCAGCATTCGCAGATGTGAAATGGGCAGTCGACCTCGTAATTCACCGCTCGAGCCGGCGACATCAGCAGAAACTCGCACAAACATTCATGCGGCGGATTGACCGCCACCGGAGCAGGAGTCGGCAGATCTAAATTTACAACATTAATTTTTGTCATTTTCTTCCTCAATTTTCATATAGCCGATCAGACGAACTTTGCCAGAACCAGCATAGTTGTATATTTGTTTGCAGTCTTCTGGGTGAAAGTCCTCCGGTAGCCGATAGACCCCGGCGTAGTTGCCGGCCGAGCGGCCGAGGCCAACAAACATCATCGACTGTGGGCATTGCACCGGCAGTGTGACCAGGAAGCGTTCACCCTCGGCAAGGGGGCGGACTACGCCATTAAACGCGTCCGCCACTACGATATTGTTCGTCATTAAAGCTCCTCGCCCAGCAGGCGGCGCTCAAGAGCGTCGGTTACTGTTCTGATGTCCTGAATCTTTTCAGCTACGTCCTCTTCCCATATTTCCTCGTCGCCACTTTCAATGGCCTCCAGAAGTTCCTCGTTGACGAGAGTGGTCAATTTTTCGTATAGCTCTTTTGAGCTTAGGTTCAGAAGTTGATATGATGAAAGCATTTTGGTAGTCCTTTCGTTTAATTGATTGTACTTTAAGTATAGCAAACACGAGCGATAAAGTCAACACTTTCTGAAAAGATTATTCGAGATTTACCCCATATCAGAGGTAAACCTGTGGAAAACTCCGAGATTATCCGGAAATTCCGGATAATCCAAAAGCACACCGCCGAAACGGTGTGCTGCGTAGGAGTTTTGCGGGGGCTACCTAACCCGCACCTCCATTATAACGCGGATTTGGCTCGCCGCGCCACTCCGCATGCTCCACCCGAGTGAGGAGAAGCTCGATCCGCGGATTATAAGCATCTTTTGCGACACCAGATCCGTCATGCGAGACGAGAAGCCAGGCATTATCGTCAAGAATCATGCCTCTATCTTTCATCACGTCCTGTATACCCTCGTAAAGAGCCGACAGATCGACAGTGCCAAAAGTTCGGACGAAAAACCGAGCGCGAAGATTAAACGGAAAGTCAATTGTCTTCCATTCCCGACAGGCGAGGATTTGAAACACGCTGATGGCCAGCTCCACCTGGTCGTTGGCTAACTTAAGCCATCGATTGTAGGCGGCCGTGTTGTATTTGCGCGATCGGCCGCCGCGAAAGGTGACCTTTTGGTTATTTTTCTTGACCGCAGGCTGCCCCAGGACGGTGAAACCTAACGAAACCAGCCTGCCGTCATCGCCGATTACGTAATTGAGCTTTATATCTTGAGGCTGAATGGTGGCCCCAGTTTCGATTGGCGATAATGTGGTTGATTGCTGCCGCCTGCTCATTTAGCTTCGTCTCCAGTTGCTTTGCCCCCAGCCGAGCCAATGTCTCCATCGCGTCGATCGGCGTCATTATGTACTCCAGCGATATCCTCTCCAGCGCGGCGGCTTTCAGCTCGTCGGCGGCGCGTTTCGCCGCTTTTTTTGCCTGCCGCAACTGCCAGCTCGCGGCTAGTCGCAAAGCCGGTCGGGCCGCCAGCATCGCGACCCCGACGGCGCACCTTTTGAGCGAGTTTCCGAAAGTAGTCCGGGTCTTGCTTTTTGAGCTTGGCCGCCCGGAGCGCAGCCGCCTGTTTTCTGCCATGACAAACCACCTTTATTTTTTGCCTTTCTTATCGTCAAGATTGCCGTTAAAGATTTTTATCAGTTCGCGAACCGAACCAACGACAACCGCCAGAATGAATATACCGATTATGACAGCGCCACCCACCAGCATCATCTTGATTATAAAGTTTATAATTTCGAGAATGTCCATTTTCCCTCCTTTTCTCGATACTTAAATATACAAGCCCTGAAGCCGTTGCAGGCTCTTCGAGCGCGGATCTTGATACAACATATCACCATAGCCAGTCAGAGATTCGGCCCCGGTTTGATCAAGAATAATCTTCGAGTTCATACCGGTGGTAACGCTAAACGCTATCTTTGTCGGGATATTAGCCTTGATGAGGCCGGTGACGACATCGGCACTCGGCCGCTGAGTAGCCAGCACCAGGTGAATACCGACGGCGCGAGCTTTCTGTGCAAGGCGGATAATCGACGTTTCGCAGCTTGGCGCTGATGACTTCATGGAGCCTTTGAGCGATACCTGTAGCATTTTTTGAGTGATGCGGCCAGTTGGGCTCATAGCTAAAGCCTCGTTCATAAACGCCGCGAACTCTTTATAGTCGATATTTTTGATATCCGCGCCGGTATCGGTCATGAGAAGATCGGCGAACTCGTCAATGACCACCAGAATGCGCGGCATATTGCCGCCTTTATAATCGTCGATGGTGCGAACGCCAGCCTGGCGAAGCCGACCATAGCGATCCTCCATCTGCTCGGCCAGGCCGTGGAGAACCTCCGCAGCGTCGGCCGGTGTAGTGACGATATCGTTCCATAAGTGAGGATCGCCATCATACAACGACAACTCCACCTGCTTCGGGTCAATCAAAACCAGCTGAAGCTCGTCAGGAGTTAGCTGTTTTGTCAAAGCGTGAAGTATCACGTTTAGTAGGACAGATTTACCAGCACCAGTTTGACCAGCGATCAGCAGATGCGGCATTTTGGTGATGTCGCCATAGTGAACTTCACCGAACACGTCCTCGCCGAGCGGAATCTCCATCGTGCCAGGCCTGAGGTGCTTGCTATCCTCGAACGGAACGACGCGGCGGTCTTCGTTCGGCACTTCAATGCCGACCAAATCAGTGCCGCGAATTGGCGCTTCGATACGCACATACTTCGATTGAAGCGCGATGGCGATGTCGTCGGCTCGCTTGGCGATGGCGCTCATGGCGATACCGCGATTAGGCTTGAATGTGTATTGGATCACCGAAGCGCCGACGTGAGTGTCGCCAGAGATACCACCGATACCAAACTCTGTAAACTTGCGCAGGATAAGCTCCTCTGGCGTACCGTCCGAGCCATCGATATCGACAGTGACATGGCGAGGCGCGAACTTGTCGGCCACCTTGACCTGTTTCTTGACACGAGCGGCATCAAAGCCGACCTCCATGTTTGAAACCAGCTCCATCGATTCCACACCGCTGAGCGTATCGCTCGGGTTGGGGAAGAACTTCGAGTGGTCATCGTTAACATAAGCAAACACGTTGGTGATTATCTTCTGAGCGACCGGAGCGAACGCCAAAATCGATTCACGGTCATAGACAACCTCGCGGCGCTGCGGCGAGCCATCGCGATTGATGGATCGTTTGATTTCGCCGAAGCGGACACCGGCGAACTCGCGGCCGTAGTGCTTCTCGGCCACAACCAGGTAGATGTAGCCCTGCAAAAGATATTTATAGTTCTCTTCTTCTTCGGGAGAATAAGCCCCGACCGTTTTATGGTCGTCGAGCCAAGCGCTGCCGTTTTCATCTTCATCAACCATATCGATTTTGGCGACCATTGGAACGCCAGCGACCGACTCACGAAGCTTGACCTCGATATCGATGATTTTATGATACGACGGAGCTTCCTCGAAGTATTTATTAATCAAGGTGGTATAATCCTTGATCATTTTCTCGCGGCTGCCCGTTTTACCATAGTCAATTTCGTAGTCACTGGTGAAGTTTATCTCCTCCAGCCCGGCCGAAACCGACGCTTGGATATCAGCTCCCTTGTAGTATTCCTCGAGCGCTTTATGAAACGCCGTGCCGACGATTGCAGCCGGCGATTTAGCGTTGTCCCAAATGCCAGCGACATAACGCTTGTGAAACTCTACCTGATTTCGCAAGAACGAAATGATAGCAGAATAACTAAGGTGATCAACTCTATTCGCCATCGACTGTTTCTCCCTCGATTACGTTATTTGAAGTCAATTCCTCCTCGACATAAATACCAGCGATATCGAAGCCGGCGCGGAGAGCGTTCGCCTCGGCACATTTCGTGAGCATGACACGCGGCATGGTTTTCCAGTTTCCGGTCGGCTTGCCCTCCTTATTGGTTTTGACGAACTCTTCATAAAAGGCCTGATATCGCGTTATTTCGTGCGGCGTAGTCTCGCCAGGGAAGCGACCAAAAACAGGCACGGTGACGGATTCTGGCAATTTATTCTCTTGGTCGTATGTGATGATGGCCGCGCCAGTGTGAGTGTACACACCGCCAGCCCGCGCCATCTTGCGCAAGCCGTGGATTGAAACGATCGGCGTTAGCTCATCGCGACCACGAGACGAATCCCGCATATAGACCGCGTAGATTTCATTTTTGAATGGATTCAGGCCGTATTGGTTGGCCACCGCCAGAAACAGCTTCAAGTCCTCGAGCGGCCGAGCCTGGCCGTTTTTGGTGAGGCCGAGAATAGAGCGATGAAGCGTCGCGAGCATCTTCTCTTTTGAGATCCGCGTATTTTTGTCGAAGAGGCCGGCAGCGAGCGGCACAATGTCGGCGTAAAGAGCTTTGTTCTTTTTCGCGACAGCTCGCTTGGCGTCTTTCTCCGGATCAACGGCAGGCTTAGTGGTTGATATTTCAGGTGTTGTCATACTTGGTAGTCCTTTCGTTTATTTTACCTACTCCCAGTGTAGCCGAACACGGGCGAAAAGTCAACCCCATATTTTAATATTTTTTACCACGAAAAATCCCCGCTCGCAGACGGGGACTTTCCGGATACTGTCATTTAAGGCCAGGCGCTGACCACGCTTCGGGCTAAACGATCGAACTACCAATTCTAAAGCTTTTACCCGAGGCAACTGTCAAGCGCCTGGTTCGCTCTAGGTAAGGGTGAGCATCACCTAGGGCGAACTTGACGCTCGACAACAATGATATCAGAACAGAGACAATTGCTCAACCTCTACTTTGCTGAGCTTTGCAGTCAAGACGATGAGGCGACGCTCATCGACATCAACCGTGCGGCTGTTAAACTTGGCAGAATAAACCACCAGCAGATCAGACATCACTTTTTGAGCCAGGCCGAGATCAGCGACTGCGGCCTCCAGCTCTTCGTCGGCGGAGCGAACGGCTGGACTTTCCGAAATGGCAATCGCCAGCTTGTCGCGAGCCGAGCGAACCTGAGATTTCAAGTCGTCAAGGTCTTGTTTTTCCTCAAGATCATCAACCAGATCCTCGCGGTTTTCTTTCGCGGTGCGAAGTTTGAGCTTAGCTCGCAAAATATTTGAATGAGCCAGATAAATAGCGTTGAGAAACTCCTCGCGAGATTTTGGCTGGACATTGACCTCCGCAGGTTCATCATCGGCCGGGATTTCAATAACGTTCTCCTGCTTCGGCTGCTCTCGCCGGGCAAGCGCTTGGTCGATAGTTTCAATCGCCATTTTTAACCTCCTGCTGTTCGGCTTCACGGCGAAGCTGAGCTTCTTTCATATGCTTGTTCATGGTACGCCAAACCATGCGAGATTTTGGCTTGAAAGCTTTATAAGCTTTTGCGAGCCGGCGACGCTCGGCGCGATTACGTGGTTGCATTGGGTTCGGTTTGTCTTGCATTGGCAGTTCTCCATTTAGTTTGATTTTTCAATTGTACAATGAGTCCAGTCAGAATTGCAAGTATAACCAGCAGGCGGAACGCAGCCTTTATCGCCGGACATCTCATAAAACGGACACTGGCCGACTGTGCCGGCGTACGATTCTGGATCGCCAGGCGTTACCGGTTTGTTAGTGAACGGAATGTGCGCGCCCTGCTGTGGAGCGGGAGCTGGCGACGGTGCTGGCGCAGGGGCAGGAGCGGGAGAAGCCGGCTGCGGCTGAGCTACCGGTCGTCGCGCTTCAGTATTTCGACTGCTATGCACACTTGGACGATTGCCAGCAGAAACAGCAGCAGACTGGTCAGTCTGTCCGGTTGTTTGCACCTCTGAGGGTGTCTGGTCGGACGTGTCCGACTTTTCCTCCTTTTTCACTTCTTCAGCCTTTGGCTTTGATTCCGTGACAGCGTGAGGCTGCTCAGGAGCTTGACTGAACGCAAAAACAGCCACTCCACCAGAAAATGTCACGGCGACTATGGCAGAAACGATGACAATGCTACGCTTGGTTATTTTTGGTAATTTCATGGTGATTCCTTTCATTTAATTTTATCATCAAGGGAGGCCGATGGCCGACTATAAGTCGGCACATCGGGCATCGCTAAGCGTGGTGGTTGCAGTGCTGAAGTCGACTGCGGTGAAGTGAACGCTGTATCCATAGAGCTTGTTGCGAAGTATATCGTCAAGCTCCTCAGCAGCCAGAACGGTACGCCCATCGATGGTTGTCTTTCTAAGCTCGATAGTGATCACTTGGTTATGCTCGAGCATGAAGTCGGCCGTAGAGGCCATCATGATTAGAAGCCCGGCGACATCATCAGGGTTGTTGAAAGCTATCGCGTCGTGGTCGGTTTTGATAAAATAGGTTGCTTGGTACATTTTTGGTAGTCCTTTCGTTTAATTGATTGTACTCTTAGTATAGCAAACACGAGCGATAAAGTCAACACTTTTCACGAAGATTATTCGACATTTTATGGGGTTGTGGAAAACTTGAGGTGGCCATGAATCTCCTCCCAGGTTTTGAAAACGCGGCCGCAAGCCGAACACCAGTAGACAGGATCGCCTGTCTTATTCGTGCGGCGGCGTTGGGCCAGCCGGTGCTTTTCGCCGTTGGCGGTTTTGACCGTAAAAATGTGAGCGTAGCAATCAATCGTCGATTCCTGATGGTATTCGATGAAGTACATGGTGATGTAGCCGCACCGACCGCCGGAAGCGCCATCATCAGGATTCAGCTCCTCTGGCTCTTCGTCTCGCTGCTTGGCCCGAGCGCGCCAGTACCACGACATATCAACGCCGCGGCTTTCCATTTCGTGAGCGCGAGCGTCAGCGTCGGCCCGGCTCACTTGACCGCCTCTAATTCATTTTTGAGTAGCCACGAGAACATGCGCTCCGGGTTTTTCACACCTGGGGCTAAAGCCATCGACTGAGCGCAGGCGACCTTATCGCGGCCCAGCCGCCGTATCGCATTGCAGTAAAATGGCAGGAACTTCGGGTCGGTGACCCGCTCATCTAACGTATCAGCAAACATGCGAGCCTCGACTGGTGAAGCGAAGATTCTCCTACCAGAATCGTCTACAGTGTACTGTATTCTATTCCTTTTTTTATATTTGTCAAGTCTTGATTTAAGATCTGTAGCTGTTTCTTTTTCTGTCACTGTTTTCTGTACAGTACCCATAAAAAGTATTGCCTTTCTACCCCTGGCATGCTACAATTAAAGAGTAATATCCTTACCGTCTTTCAGACAGCAAGAACATAACCAGAGTAGCAGCTCTGGGTTTTTGCTTTTTAATATCCTTACCGTCGCCCCCGTTAGAGATTTGCGAGCCTACAATGCTCGGCGACATGCCACAATGATAACTCACCACCCCCCCCACGTCAAATCGAGCCTGTGGAAAACCTGTGGATAACTTGTGAAAAACTCGACCACGAAACAGAGACGGCGACAGAAAAATAAAAACCCAAGCCAGCTGTTTATTTTCAAGAATCCCAAGTAGAGGGCTTGAAATATGGGGTAACAAGCGGTATAATGATAAGCACAATAAACTAAACGAAAGGAGCTACCACAATGGCTGGAACTGTAGCCGGCGGCAAAAAGGCCGCGGCTAAAAACCTACAAAATAATCCGAACTTTTACCGCGACATCGGACGAATCGGCGGTAGAAACGGCAACACGGGAGGATTTGCGGCCAACCCGCAGCTGGCGCGAATCGCCGGCTCTAAGGGGGGGCGAATCAGCCGCCGCAGGAAAAAAGTAACCGCGAGCCAAGCCGATGATTAAAACTCGGCTCAAAGACGGCCGCACCTACGCGAAGTTCGCTGACCTGACCCCGTGGGACAAGAACCCGCGAGACATCAAGCCGGCGAAGCTCAATCAGCTAATCCGCGACATAGAAAAAGCTCGAGCCATCACGCCAGACGGCCAAATCAAGCCGGTCATGGTAACTCGCAGCGGAATCGTTGTCGGCGGAAACATGCGAATGCGAGCCTTTGCGAAACTGGCGGTGACGGACGTGTGGGTGTCGATCCTCGACACAGACGACCCGAAACTAGCGTTCGAGTGGGCGATGCGCGACAATATGGCCTACGGCTACTACGAGGAAGACAAGCTAGCCGACCTGGCGCAAGAACTCGACATCGACATTGAGACGCTCGGCGAGCTGACGATTCCAGAAGACCAGTCGGTCAAGACCATCGCCGAGATTATCGGCGACATACCTGAGGATCCGGAAGTATTCGAGGACGAAGTCCCCGAAATCGAGGAGACCTACCAGTCAAAGCGCGGAGCGGTTTATCAGCTGGGTCAGCACCGAATCATGTGCGGCGACTCAACCAGCGAGGCTGACGTCGAGAAGCTGATGGCTGGTGAAAAAGCGGTGATGGTATTCACCGATCCCCCGTACAACGTGAACTACGCTGGACGGGGAAAGAACACCAGCAACACGATTAAAAATGACCACATGGACGACGCGAAATTCCAGGAGTTTCTGGAAGCGGTGTTCTCCACAATGAAGTTTGCCTCAAAGCCAACTGCGCCGGCGTACGTTTGCTACGCCAGCCGAACGCATCGCGAATTTGAAAATGCCCTCAACGAAAACGACTACGGCGTACGCTGCCAAATTATCTGGGTGAAGCCGGTCGCAAGTATGGGGTGGGGCAACTACCGCTGGAAGCATGAGCCGATCCTCTACGCTGTCCCCGACGGCAAATCGGTCCAGTTTTATGGCGACCGCAAGCAGTACACTCACTGGGAATTTAAGCCAAGCGACGCAGAGCTGCTGAATTGGGCGAAGTCGCTGCTGACTGAAGAAGAGGAAGACGACACGTCTGTCTGGAAAATCGGCCGCGAAAACGTTATGGGGTACGAACACCCGACCAGTAAGCCGGTGAAGCTGCCTGCCAAAGCGATTCTAAACTCGAGCCGAGCCGGCGAGACGGTGCTCGATTTATTCGCGGGGGGGGTTTCAACTCTTATCGCTTGCGAACAGACTGGTAGGATTTGCCGAACGATGGAACTTGACGAGCGATATGTCGATGTGGTGCGCAAGCGCTATGCTCGCTTTATTGGTCGCGAGGACGATTGGGAAGCGGCGACACCAGAGATAAAGTAACATAACTACAATGGAGACTGAAGATGGAAGCAAAACCATTTGAATATAAAAGCAGCCGAGGCGTGACGTACTATCTGTACAGCCACGTCACCACGCTGCGCAATAAGCAGAAGCACACGATTTACTTCTTCTCGACGAAAAAGGGACTGAAGCACAAGGCCGAGCCGGCAGTGCCAGCTGGCTACCAAGTCAAGGAAGTCAAGCGTAACGGATTTGTCTTATTGACAAAGGTGCGAGGCTAGCATGAGAGTGACAGCAGAATGGGTCGCGCCGGGTCACCCGGACAAGATATGCGACCGGATAAGCGACGCGATTCTCGACGCTTGCCTGCGCGAAGACCCAAAGTCGCGAGTGGCGGTTGAAACGTTCGGTGGACACGGCCTGCTGGTGATCGGCGGCGAAGTGACCACGACTGCCAAAATCGACTACGAAAAAATCGCTCGCAAGATTATCGATAACGACGAAACCAAGGTCATCGTGAATATTGTCGAGCAAAGCCCCGAAATTGCACGCGGCGTTGACAACAACGGCGCTGGCGATCAAGGCGTGATGGTTGGCTACGCCACCACGGAGACCAAAGAGCTGATGCCGCTTGAAGTCTGCTTGGCCCGAAGCTTGAGCCATTACTTGAGGGCTGATCGCGATCACCTGCAGGACGGCAAGACGCAAGTGACACTCAACGATGACGACGAAATTGAATCGATTGTCGCCAGCTGGTGTGGTATGAGCCGAGACGAGATCAAAAACATCATCGAGAAGTGGCTGTCGACAATACTGCTTGATTATGACGTTGCTGCAGCAGATACTCTATCGATACTGATCAACCCAGCCGGCGACTGGAATATTGGCGGCTTCGATGCCGACACCGGGCTAACCGGCCGCAAGCTGGCTATCGATAACTACGGCCCGCGAGTGCCGATCGGCGGCGGAGCTTTCAGCGGCAAGGACTTCACCAAAGTCGACCGAAGCGGCGCGTATATGGCGCGGCACCTGGCGATTCGCTGCTTGATGTATTACCGAAACGACATCACACAAGACGCTGCTATCGTCGACTTTAGGCCAGTGGCTGTTATGACGCGCCTAGCCTACGCGATCGGTTATCCACGGCCGGTGGAAGTCACTGCCACGCTTTACCGCGAAGACGGAAGCTTCGAGGTGCGAGACTTGCTACGCGAAGACATCGACGTTATCTACGGCTACGACCTATCGCCAGCGGGAATGATCAAGCACTTAGATCTGGGTGGCCACAGCAATCCAAGCTGTGAGAGCCTGGCGATGTTCGGCCATTTTGGCTGTTGGAATTTGCCACGGCCAGCGTGGGAGAAGCTCGACACAGAGTACGCACCAACGCTTGCATCGATATTAGATTCAGAACACAAAATCAGGGAGGCGAAATGACACAATACAGATTGAAGCACGACCTGCCGAACGCCAAAGCCGGCGACATATTCGAGGTTGAGGAAGGCTGTGTCGGCATGTTTAAGATTAATAAAAGCGGCGAGAATAACGAAAGAAAATACTTTTTCGACACAGGCGAAGTCGTGAACTTCGGCTACTGGTTTCAGCTAGTAGAGTTGACGCCAGGCGACATCTCGTTCAAGCCAGTCAAAGGCGATTACTGTTGGTATCTAAACGGCCAAATGGTACCGGCTAAAAAGGTTTGGATAGACGACGAATCCGACAACGAACTTCGAAATTTAGGTTTAATTTTCAAAACCGGCAAGGAGGCTTACCGCGCCCGCATGGCTCGGCGCGCCAAAGTTAGAATCCAGCGCGCCGCTCTCCAGACCGGCTTCAGGCCGAAGTGGGATCAGCTCGCTCAGCCAAAATGGTATCTGGTGTACAATCTTAGAAGCCGCAGACTTGTGCCGGCGCTGGCTGGCCCAGTGAACCCAGGAGCGATCGCTTACTATGGCACGCCAGGCCCTGCGATCCGAGCCGGCCGAAAATACCGCAGAGAATATCTGCTGTGCTTCGGCGTGATTGACGACCCGGAAGCGCCGCTGCCAGAGATTGACAATGAAAACGATAACGGCACGTTGGGATTCCGCCAAAGTCCTACATCAGGATCACACATCGGCTGGGCGATTGAGAAAAGAAACGAAGACAATGACGAGGGTGATGATGAGTGATGAATCGAAGCTCGACGAGCGCAGCATGCGAATAGTTGCGCTCGCCCGCTCGGGCGTTGGCGGAGAAAAAGAAAACGCCCGAAGAATACTACGCCAGATTTGCGAGAAGAAGCACCTGGACTTTGACCAAGTGCTGGCTGGCACGAACGACGAGATCACCGAACGCAGGCTCATACTCGGCCGGCTGACCAAAGATGAAGTGAGTATCATCGCTCGCGTCATCATGAATTTTGGAATGGACAAAGACCACAAAACGCTCAATGTATTGTACTACAACAATAAACCAACCGGCTTTGCATTTGAGTGCAACAAAGCAGCATTCATCGAGACCGAGCATGCAGCAAACATTTATCTGCTGGCGTTTCGCAAAGAACGCCGCCAAATATTAAACAGCCTCAGCACGGCATTCGTCATCAAGCAGCAGTTGCACATGCCTGAATTTTTGAGAGAAGAGATGGCGGCGAGTGACGATCGAGAGCTGACTAAAAAAGAGCGAGAGAAGCTGGAGCGCGACCACACCCGAGCCGTCATGATGGCCGCTGGCATGGACGGCGTCCAGGTTCGCAAAGCTCTAGAAGCGAATGGACGATAATAAAACTACAGGGGTGGCGGCGACAAGCGCCGCGCCCCATACAAATAAGGAGATTGAAAATGGAATCAGAAAATAAAACAGTGCAGCTGCCGCAGACTAGCCTCGGCATGCACAACCTGATGATTGATTTATCGTTTGAGCTGGAGTGTATCGTGGGCGGATTTCAGAACTGGGATCTTGACCCTGATAACCTAAAACACATGGCGGACGCCGCAAAGATTATCAAGAATATATCAAAATACTGTGTTTACGATCAGGAATACGCTGACGCAAAAGAGCGGATACCGGAGATGATCAACAAGCTCGATAAAGCCTACCAAGAGGAGGAGCAGTAGATGGTCACGCTACACACATTCGACCTTTGCAAAAAGCTGCACAAGCTGAAGCCGGATTGGACACCGGAGGATAGACTATTTATCCGGCGCGAGGGTGACAATCCAGAAGTTGTTAAAGATCCCAAATTTGTCTATCGGTTCGATGAAGCGCCGAGATTTACGGTCGACTATCTGCTGGAGAAACTGCCAAAACGCGCCGCCGACGGTTTCGAATATGGCATGCTGACACTCTCTACCAAACAAGGAGCGTTCAGGAATGGCTGGATGGCATTTTACGACGACGGCGCAGGCTATCCGCTCGGCGGCATCAATGGCGTTGCAGAAACTGCACTGGACGCAGTATTAAGGCTGGCCATTGAGATGGCCGAACGAACGGAGATCTAACCATGTGGCCATCATGCGAAAAATGCGGCAGGCTCTGCGTGAGGTTTGACGACAAGCTGTGCGCGTTTCATAAAGCTGATCGCGGCGACTACAACAGATTAAAGCGCGGCACTCGTCGTAAAAAATCCAAGCAGGCCGAGCCGGAGAAGCCGGAGAACGCCAAGCCAGTATTCCCGTGGTCGACCAAAGACGGATACTTCAATGGCGACATGTTCGAGGATTGGCTAAACTCGACGCTCGATCCAAGCGACCCGTACTTCGAGCTGCAAAGAGCAATCAAGGCGCGCGACGCTAAGCTGTGGCTGCAGTTGCTCAACGAAATAACCAAAACGCTGAGGGAGACAGTGCTACTGCGAAATCGGAAGTAGCAAGCAAAAGCAAAGGCCGGCGGATAATCCCCGCCGGCTACTATCTTGCCAGGCTCTACTTTACGCGGCGGTAGCTTTTAGCTTTGGCTGCGTCATGTTCGTAGTAGGTGCTGATGGTGATACCGTCGATAATCTTGCCGCAGATGTAGGCAGGGCCGCACATGCTTTTAGTTTTGTTTGACAGACGGACGAACTCGCCACGCTCAGCGAAGCGACGGTCAAGCTCTTTATGGGTAGCGTCAACCAGCTCGTCGATGTTTTTGAATTCAGTGCCGACGAGTTCCATGCCGCCGCTCCTGGAATTGAGAATGTGTAGCAGCTGTGGTGTGTCGTAGCTTTGCAAGGTTGTCATTTTGGTAGTCCTTTCGTTAACTTTATTGTACTTTTAGTATAGCAAACACGAGCGATAAAGTCAACCATTATTCCAAATAAAAACGGATAAAATACGCATAAAGTACGAGTAGCCTGTGGAAAACTCACAAGTAGTAAACGTAAACAATCGCACCAGAAGCCACGTAGCCATACGTAAGAGGTAGTAGAACATTGATTAAACAAATTTGGTATTATTAAGACAGAAAAGGCTAGGAGGAACTATCAATGACTAAGACAAGCAGTACGACGAAAACAAAGCGAAAGAAAACAGCAATACCTACGTATAAATGGGACGTGGTTCAAGCCGAGCATGAATACGTGACCAACTCAAAGATGACCATACTTGAAATATCAAAAAAGTATGGGGTAAGCAATCGAACAGTTTCAATTTACGCCGCAAAACATGAATGGACGGAGAAGCGCAAGGTGTGTATGGACAGAGCGCTCGAGAAGACCATGGACGAACACGCCAAAATGATATCGGAGCGAAACACCGCCCACCTGGGCATGTGGAGAAACGCACAGATAGCAGCCATGAATTCCCTGAAGCGAGCCGACAGCCAGAAAAAAACAGGTGACGTGACTAAATCGATTTACGCCCTCCAGGCCGCCATTGACGGCGAACGAAAAACGCTTGGCCTGCCTACCGTCATCAACAAGACCAGCGAGCCGACCGACGATCAAGAACGCGACACTCTAAACCTAGTGGAAGCCGCCGAGCGAGCTGAGCAGTTGCTCAAGGAAGCAGATGAAAAGGCCGGCGAATCTTGATGAAGCGCGTGCCATCGCCGCCGTCATGGAAGCCAGCCGACGAGACCCGAACTTTTATGTAGAGAACGTCATCGGCGACAGCCTGTGGGATAAGCAGCAGGAGGTGCTGCGAGCGATTGCCAAAAACCGCATCGTGACCGTCGCCAGCTGCCACGGCATTGGTAAGACGCACCTCGCCGCCCGAGCCGCTCACCAGTTTCTGAATACCTACAAGAACAGCTACGTGGTGACCACCGCGCCGACGTTCCGTCAGGTCGAGGAGCTGCTCTGGCGACAGATCCGCGCCGTCCACAAGAAATCGGCAATGGCGAGGAGCGGCCGCCTGCTGAAAACCATGCTGGAATATTCAGACGAATGGTTCGCGATTGGCGTTAGCTCCGACGACACCGACAAGATCCAGGGATTCCACCCGGCCAGCGGTAACATCTTGGTGATTGTCGATGAGGCGGCCGGTGTGTCCGAGGAGACGTTCGTCGCCGTTGAAGCCATCATGACATCACTCGGCGCTCACGCTTTGTTCATTGGAAACCCCACCAAGCTGAGCGGTACGTTTTACAACAGCCATCACATCGACCCGAAAAGCTGCAAGATACGAATCAGCTGCTTCGATACGCCGAACTTCACCAACAACGGAATCGAGACCATCGAGGACTTGAAAAACCTGGACGAGGAGGCATTGGAGATTGTCGCACCGTACCTGATTACGCCGCAGTGGGCGGCCGACAAAATAACGCGTTGGGGAGTGGACACGCCGATGTTTCAAAGCCGTGTGCTTGGCCAGTTCCCGACGGCCGAAGTCAACACGCTCATACCGCTTGAATTTATCGAGGCGGCAATGACACCGGAGCGACTAGCAGAGCTGCAGGCTGCACAGAGCAAAGACGAGCCGCTGAGCGTCGGCGTGGACGTGGCGCGCTTCGGCGACGACAAGACTGTCATCACCAGACGAAAGGGCAGTATCGTCACCAACCAGCACGCATACTCGAAAGAGGATACCGAGCAGACAGCAGGCCGCGTCAAGATGATTTATCCAGCGCCAGAGTTCATCGGCATTGACGAGGACGGCCTCGGTGGTGGCGTGGTCGACAAGCTGACCCACGACAAGATCGACGGCGTGGTCGGCATACTCAACAACTCATCGGCACGCAAAGACGACACCGGGCTGACGTTCGTCAACCTGCGCTCACAGCTGTGGTGGAACTTGGCCGAGCGATTCAAGAGCGGCAAGATTTACATACCGCCAGAATTTACCGAACTGGCCGCCGAGCTATCGGCAATCCGCTACGACATTACGCGCCAAGGAATCGCCGTGGAGACCAAAGAGCAACTGAAGAAACGCCTGCACCGCTCGCCAGACCGCGCCGACAGCTTGATGTACGCGTTCGCCAACTTTGTCCAGCAGGCTGAAGTCCAGCGAATCGCCGTAGCGAGGAGGCGACAAAAATAACGGCTATGGTGTACAATGATTTTATAAAGCTATAACAAAGTAGGAAGCGCGCTCAATGAATATCAGCCTAACATTTGCCAAAGACAAAAAAGACAAGCGGACACCGCCGAAGCTCGACCAGCAGACCGGCTCGGCAGTGACCAAGATGCAGAAGCTGTACGAGAAGTACGCGGTGGACAACCGCAAGCTCAAGGCGGCCGACTTTGAGAAGCTACGCAGCATTGACGGCACATTCCTGGCAATCAACAACCTGCTGACGCTACCGATTTTGGCAAGCGAGTGGGCGATTGAGGCTGACGAAGAGTTCGACCCGACAGGCGAGCAGGCCGAACTAGTAAGAAATTCTTTCGAGTTGCCGCCAGAGCGCGGCGGCATGTCAACGCCATTCCATTTAGTGCTGGCTGAGATGTTGCGAGCCTTGAGCGAGGGCTATCGCTATTTTGAAAAGGTCTACACATTAAATGCCGACGGCAAAATCGTCTACCGCAAGATTGCCGGCTACGACGCAAACACAATCACCATCAGAACCGACGACAAGGGTGGCTTCGACGGAGCTGATCAGCGGGTGAACCCAGGCGAAGAGCCAGTCCACATACCAGTCGAGAAATCATTCCTGTTCACGAATAGCAAGGAACGCAACTGGCTCAAGGGCGAGAGCTTATTCACTGCGGCCGCCTACCACTGTGAGGAGAAGCACAAGCTGTACTACTTCGGCCGCCTGCAGGCACAATCCGGATCGATACCGCCACGCGTTGCAGTCGCCGCCGAGCGAGCAACCTCTGAGCAGATGAGCGACGTCGCCGAGAGGCTGTCAGACACGGTCGAGATGAACAGCGCCGTGGTGATGCCGTTCGGCTATCAGATGGTCGACGCAAAGACGAATCAGCGGGTGGACATTATGCCGCTCATCGACCACCACAACCGAGAGATGACCAGGAGCGTGCTGACCCAGGCAATCATGCTCGGCGACAACTCGGGTGGGAGCTGGGCATTAAGTAAAGACCAGACTGACCTGCTCAACCTAGTGCTTGAGGGGATTATGAAGAACGTCGAGTACCACATCAACGCCTACCTGATACCAGACCTGACGGAGCTGAACTTTGCCAAACCAAGCTATCCACGGTTTAAGTTTGCCAAGCTGGCCGACAGCACGGTCGGCATGTTGTCCGACGCATTCACCCAAATCCTATCGCAGCGGCCAGAAGCTCTGTCCGACGAGTTGGTGCAAGCGATTGTAGAGCGCATGGCTTTGCAGATGGGCATTGACCTAGGCGAGATTGAAAAGGCGCAAGCGGAAGCCAAGCTCGAGCAGAAGTCACGATCAGAGGAATCCTCCCGTTTTTTATCAAGCAGCGCCGAACCGACATGGCGGCGCGAACTGAACGACGCTGAGAAAAACGTAAACCTGTCCGCCCTTGATAAAAAAATGGACACGCTCGAGGACACACTCGACGCGGAAACTGAATCGATATTCGAGGCGGTCAAAGACGAGGCCACGGAAGCGCTCAAAACGCTTGAAAAGCAGGGCAAGGAACTGAGCTATAAAGTTAGCCAGAAATTGCGACAACGCTACTTCAAAACGCTTCAAACAGCAATGACGGACGGCTTCAATTATGGCAAAACCGCAGCAGCGAACGAACTCGGCAAATTAGCACCAGCGACAGACAAAACCGACAAGCAGCGAATCGCTGAGCGAGCGCAAGAGTTTGTCGACCTGCAGTTCGGTGATGTCGAGGCTGAGATAGCCGCACTGGTCGGCGGCCAGGATTCGAGCGAGATGGCGCGCCGGCATTTCAGCGAGGGAGCTATTGACGACGTGCTGGACGACCTGGCGATAGCACTGCTGGCCTACTTGGCCGCTCATACCAAGCCAGGCAATACCGTGGCAGTGGCCGAATCAATCAATACCGGCCGAAGTAAGACGTTCAAGAAATACGACGAGGATATCGACCGATACGTCTACTCGGCGATCCTCGACAAGAAAACCTGCCAGACCTGCCGCGAGCTGGACGAAAAAGTAGCAACGCCAGAAGAATACGCCACCACGCCGTGGCAAACACCAATACACTTCAGATGTCGCTGTATCTGGATTGCGGTGTTGGCCGAGGAAGAAGAGAAGCCAGAGATAACCGGCATGCCGACCATCGCCGGCGGATTAGCAGGAAGCCAGCTGCTGCAACCATCTACCTAAAAGTGATTAAAATATGCTATTGTTAAAACAGAGGAAAAAATGTCATGACAAAGATTAATCAACACAACAACACGCGAACGGTAGTGATGCTCTCCAGCAGCACACTATCCGCCAAGGATAAAGGCGAAGAGGGCGACTGGAAAGGCCGCCGCTTCCGCAAACAAATAGCGGCGTTCGGCCAGCTGTATTCTCCGTTTGACGGCGAAGAGTGCGAACTGCTGGACGAAGCCTGGGCCGAGGAAATGCTGGCCAACTTTGAGGCCAAGCAAAGCGGCAAGATACCGACGCTGCCACGAGTGAGTATTCCGTTTGATCACTGGAGCGGCACGAAAGATAACGCCGGCGAGGTGGTGGCTCTGGAGATTGTCCCAGGCGACGGCGTGTACGCCACGCTAGAAATCCGCGACTACGAGGCTTTATACCGGCTAGAGCAGGACTTGGTGTTCGACGTATCGATGTGCTTCAACTGGCACTACATCGACACCCGAACCGGCGACGACCGCGGCATTGTGCTAGAGCATGTCGCCCTGGTCAATGACCCATTTATCACTGGCATGAACGCATTTGAAGAAGCACCTGAGCAGTTGAAGCGGGACGAGGCAGAGGCAGCGCTTGAGGAAGCCGAGGCCTACCTCGATAACTTCAATCGCCGGACGAATGCGGTCGTGATGTTTAGTAAAAATAAAGTAGAGGAGCTTGCAAAAATGCGCAAACATTTCAGCAAAGACACCGAGGGCGAACAGCCAGAGGTTGTCGAAGTAACCAATGACCGCGACTTTGATGTGGTCATCACCGTCAAAAACGACGACGGCGAAGACGTCAGCAAAACCGTTAAAGCTGGCGAAACCGTAGAAGTCCCAGCCGACCAGGAAGAGGCTGTGAAAAAGCAAATTGCCGACGCAAAAGACCCGAACGAAAAAGAGGGTGAGGGCGACGACAAAGAAAACATGTCTCGTGAGGGCGAAGCCGACGAGGACAAAGACGGCGACGAAAAAGCTGACGAGGGCGATGGCGAGGCCGACGAGAATGAGACCGACAAGAAAGGCGAGGGCGACGACAAAGAGAACCTGAGCCGGAGCGAGCGCGAGGAGCTATCACGGCTACGCGCTGAGCGAAACCAAGCCAAAGCTGAGACAGCCTATCAGACAATGCTGTCCGCTGGCATGATCGTTCCAGCTCAAAAAGACGCGTTTATGCAGCTGCACCAGAACCTGAGCAAAGCCGGCGGCCGTGTCGAATTTAGCCGCGATGGCAAAAAAGTTGAATTATCTACAACAGAATTGCTAGAGGAGCTTGTAAAAGCAGGCGGTAAGCGTGTACAATTTAATCAGACGGGCTCGACGAACGGCGAAGCCGCTGACAAAGACGACGCAGCGATAAGCAAGAATCTGTCACAAGAGGAAGTCGAAGGATTAAAAGCCAACGGCATCACCACGAAGCAGATCGATGAATTGGCAGCGAAGTCGCCAGCATATGCCGAGGCGATGGCTCGAGTAAAAAGTAACGAATAAAAGGATTTGAAATGACTGCAATCACTTCATTCAAAGATGTTGCTCGTCAAGAGAATAACATCGGCCATCTGAAACTTGCGCCGGGCGTGAGCATTCCAGAGGGCGCGCTAGTCGGCGTGAACGCGCAGGGCTTGGCAACCAACGCAGCTGAATCTACAGCTGATAAAGTTGTCGGCGTTGCTGCAAGTCCAGCAGGCGTAGGGCTTGGCAAAACTGCCGACCACGTCCAGTTCTGGACATACGGTGTGATCACCGTGAACGCAGCGTTCTCTGCAAAGCAGAGCGACATCGCTGCTTATGTAAAAGTTAAAGATAACCAAACCGTGGATAAAGTTACTTTGCCAGCCGACGCCGGCAAAGAGTGCGGCCGCATCGTCGAGGTGCTGAGCTCAAGCAAAATCCGCATCGCTCTAAAAACGGTTTAATAAAGGATTGAAAAAGATATGGAACCAGTATTAGAACAATCAATCCTGACCAACTTCTTCGAGGCTTACGAAGCGACCGAATCGACCTCTGAAGAGCTCGCCATGAAAGTTACTTCAAAGGGCGCTTCTGAAGACTACGGCTGGCTTGGTCAGATGCACGGTTTGCGCGAAATGTTAGGCGAGCGCGTGCCGCAGAAACTCAAGGCCTACAAATACGCGCTGCCGAACCGCGAGTTCGAAGATTCAGTCGAAGTCAAGCATTCAGATATCAAGGACGACAAGACCGGTAAATATCTGACGACTGCGCGCTCAATCGGTCAGTTAGTCAAAGAGTTCCCAGACGAGCAAATCTACGGCGAGCTGATGCCAAACGGCGAGAACGCGCCATGCTACGATGGCCAGAACTTCTTCGACACCGACCACCCGATCAACGAAGAGACCTCTGCTGTTCAGTCAAACTACTTTACCAGCACGCCGCTGACAGCTGAAAACTTCGCTAAGGTTCGCTTGGCAATGCTGAGCTTCAAGGGCGACAAGGGCAAAGCCGTCAATAAGAAGCTCGACCTGCGCTTGGTCGTTCCTGTACAGCTAGAAGCTGCTGCAAAGGCGATCGTTGAACCAGAGAACATCGTCGTTGGTGGCGTCCCGGTGAAGAACCCGAACTACAACGCAGCCAAGGTCAAAGTCTCCAGCGAGCTGACAGCTGAAAAAGACTGGTACTTGATCAACGTCGCCGGCGAAATCAAGCCATTCGTTATTCAGGAACGCGAGTACGAGCCACTGAGCTTCCTCGGCGAGAACAGCGAAAAAGGCTGGTGGAACAAAAAGTACTACTTCGGTACTTACTGGCGCGGTGCATTCGGCTACGGCTTGTGGCATCGAGCTATCAAGTGTAAAGGCTAATCGCCAACACGCAGAGAAATCGCCTCCGCTGGGGGCGATTTTTTGTGTTACAATTTAAGTATGAACTAACTTCATAAGAAAGGGATCGAAATGCCAAAAGTATCACTACGGCTATCCAACGAGATTATCACCAACGGCTTGTCTCGGCGGCGCGCCGGCTTGGTTATCCAGCCAGGCAAACCACAAGAGTTTGACGTTGACGACGAGCAATTGGAAGCTTTGCTCGACGACGCGTTCATCGAGGTAACTGTCGTTGATGAAACCGCTTCAGAAGCGACGGAAGCTACCGAGACGACTACTGAGCCAGAAGTTATCGAGGGCGAGGTTGAAACCGCTTCAGACGAGGGCGACGCAGAAGTCGAAGAGACTGAGACTGCTGATGCTGAGATACCAACTCCATCGAGCATTAAAAAGCAACCACGCGAAGCTGTCGTGGCGCAAGCTAAAGAGCTTGGAATCGAGCTGGACTACGAAAACGAAACTGCTGTCACAAAACAGGTGATGGCTGACGCTATCGTTGCGGCTCTCAAGGCGCAAAAGGAAGCTGCCGAAGCAGCACCGGAGGCGTAGAACTTTCATGAGCGCCAAGAACTTCACCTCCCTGCACGATATCCGGCGAGAAGCTGGACTGTTGCGGCAGACCACCGACAAACACGTCATCGGTGAAGTTGATGGCGCGAATCGAGTGTTTTATGCATCGCAAGCACCGATCGTTGACCGCGATGGCGACGATGAGGTCACCAAAGCAGATGTCACCGCCTACGTTGACGATGACGCAGTGGCGGTTGAATCGGTGGACGCTGCCACCGGTGCTGTCGTCCTGGTTAAAGCACCGAGGCCAAACTCCAGAGTGATACTGGCCTACGAATTCTCGGCCATCGAGCAGGCAGAAATCGAGCGACGCAGGAAGTCGGCAGAGAACTGGCTGAAGCGGAAAGTCTCCCGAGTTTACAACTGGGCGACATTAGATATGGCAAACTTTCCAGATGTATGGGAAGACGCAGTACGGCTGTACGCGGCCGCTCTGCTACAAATCAGCGACTGGGGAACAAACGTTGACGTTGACGGCTCGAGCAAAGATGGCTACATGAAGCTGAAAACCGCCAAGCAAATGCTCGACGAGTGGGTGGAGGACGCGGCCAGCCTAGATCCAACCGATCCGAACATTGCGGCGGCTACCTCGGGGGCATTTGCCAGCGACGGTGACCTGGTCGGCCGAATCAAGGGAAGCCGAGCGCCGCTTGGCCCCGAAGTCGAGTTCTTCAATAAGAGGCGGTAGCCATGGCGATTTATATCTCTGGCCATGTTGAGGGAGACACACAGATATCCCGTCAATTTATGGGACTGGAAACCAACCTCCAGAATTTTCACAAGCCGCTCGACAAATCCCGCAAGCAGCTGTTAAAGACCACCGACGCGAACTTCGGCATGAGTGGCGCTTTGATGGGTGGCTGGCAGCCGAGGACGCAGATATATTCCTGGCCACTTTTGCAGCGAACCGGGAGAATGCGCGGGGACTTCCGCTCCAGCGTCAAAGTGAGCCGCATGGAGATTTGGAATCCGACGCCATACTTCAAATACCATCAAAGCAACCGACCGCGCAGGAAGCTGCCGCGACGTGTTATGTTAAAAATAATCGCGCAAGACAAACGGCGAATCATGAAGTTCTTTCACGAGTGGCTGGTTGACGAAGTGCGGGAATCGAGGAGGGGATAATGCCACTAAACCGAGCGCAATACCGTGACCCAGTGATCGCGGCCATCATCAACTATTTAAAGCCGAAAGCACACCCAGATATCCGCACATGGTATTATGGCGACACGCTACTGATCAGTAAGAGCATGCTGCCAGCGGTGAGCGTCGCTATCGATGGCATGACGCTTGAGACTGATTCGACCGGCGACGACGTAACCAAAATGGCAATCACCATCAGCGTCATCACCGACATCAACGCTAACCAAGGCCGTGACTTTGACGTTGAAGCCGGCACGACAGAACTCTACGAGATTGTCTCTGGCAAGGACGACAACTTCATCTACACCGACGACAGTATCATGCGGCTGCTCCGCGAGAGGGTGCAGCTGGCTGCTGCAGTCACACCAGACGGCGAATCAGTGAGTGTCATGCTCGGCATTGAAGACCAGCCACTGAGTGTTGACTTCGGCATCGGCGTGGAGCGGCGCGGGCCTGGAATTTTCAGCGTTGAAGCGGCAATCCACACAACCGCCTACATTTACGCTCCGAAAATACAGGAGAAGTACTAGCTGCCAAAAAGCTTTTGCCGTGCTACAATTAAAAGCAGAGGAGAACTCGATGGCAGAACCAAATATTAAACCAACCAAACCAGCGCCGGAAGTTGCACCTGAGCCGGCGGATTCTGGTGTCAAGGAAGCGTACTACTTCCCTGACTTTGAGGGTCACGAAATATCAGTCCAGGCCACCTCACAAGAGGAGGCTGTAAAATTGGCAAAAGAAAAAATCGCCAAGGAGGTAAACAATGGCTAAAGTTATCGGCCGGCTGACCACCATATTCATCGGCAACGAAACTACCCGAGGCACGCTCGGCACACCGACATTCGCAGTGCCAACCAAAACGCTGAGCATTGACGACAAGCCGACGTATGTTCACAACGATAGTGCCTACGGCAACATTTCAGAACACAACGCCAGCGACGTCATCAATGTGACCGCTGAGGGCGGATACGAGGGTAAAGTATTTGACCACATCATCGGCGCGGAACTGCGAGCCGTGTTCGGCCAAGCTCCAACCACGACTGACAAGACCGGCGCGAAGCAGCACGTGTTCAAAATGGCAAACAACAATAGCCACGATTCACTCTCGATTTTTGTCAAAGAGATTGAGCAGAAGTATTCGTACGAGCTGGGTATGGTTGAATCGTTCACGATTACCGCAGCGATCGACGACTACCTGATGAGAAGCATCGACTTCAAGTCGCGCCGCTCAAAGCCGTGGACTCCTGCAACGCCGCCAGCATACACTCGCGGCAATGAATTCTTGGCGCGAAACTTGGCAGTGAAGATGGCCGACAACGCGGCAGGACTTGCTGCTTCGCCAGCACGAAAAATCAAGTCATTCTCTCTTGAGATTTCAAAGAACCTGGACGTGCAGTATGTGTTCGGCACAGACACGCCAGATGATATCCAGAACCAGCAGCTGAACGTCACTGGGTCATTCGATTATTACCCAGCGCAAGAGGACGTGCGACAAGTATGCCTGAGCGGCAAACCGCAGGCCATTCAGTTTATCGCCGAGAACAAGGCAGTGAACATCGGAACCGGCCAGCACCCGACGCTACAATTCGATTTCCCAACCGTAGCAATTACCGAGGACAGCCGAAGCCGTGATAACAACGCAGTCGAGACACGAAGCGCGAAGTTCCAGGCGAACTACAGCCTCGAGGACGCTGCAGCAATCACCGCAACGCTGATAAACATGGTTACTAAATATTAATTCGAGCAAAGGAGTAGGAGATGCCACGAATTAGCAAAGAAAATATCAAAATTACAACGCCAGTGCTTGGCTGCGACGTCGAGCTGCTGCCATACGCCACAGCAGAGCTGTCGCAGATGAATGAGGCGGTGTTCTTGGCTTACGCGAACTTTGACCTCAACGGAGCTGTTCAAGGCGAGTCGATGAGCGAGGACGAAATCAAAGAAACCATGCGATTTGATAAGCTGCCGGCAACCGCCATTAGCGAAATCAAAAACAACGCTATAAAGTTTTTAGTGGTGTCGGTTGACGGCGACGACTTCGGCGGCGATGACGACGCCAAGCTCAAGAGCTTGCTGAAACTGCCGCGTGATGACTTTGACTTTATCCAGGAAAAGATCGAGGAGATCACAGGAGAAGTCATGAACCCAAAAGGCGAGCAAAAATCAGCGCAGCCTACGCCAAAGCCATAGCCGGCGTCAAGCACGCGAAAATACCGCAGGAGATTCAAATTGCTACCATATGCCAGACCATGGGCTGGACATTTCAGGACTACGTAAGCCAACCTCACTGGTTGATTCAAGCCATCGAGATAAAGCTAAACGAGGAGGGCTACGAAGCCGAACGCCAGGAGGCGGAGATGAGACGAAAATCTAAATATTAAGGGGTAGCAATGGACGACAGCCAGCTCAGACTTGTGATTGAAGCGCAGAACCGTGCGAGTAAGACGCTCAGCCAGATTCAGCGCGATGTCGAGAAGTTGAGCAGCTCGATGAAGTCGAGCATGTCGTCCGCTGCCGGCTCTACAACATCATTCGCCTCCAAAGCGGCAAGCGCCCTGGACGGCATGGCTTCGGGGATTATGAAGCTAATCAAGACCGCCGCCGCATTTACAGCCGGCGGTGCTTTTGGTGGCAAATATTTTGTCGACCTTGCCAGTAGCCTGCAGATGACCCAGCGGCAGATTGGCGTTTTGACTGGCAGCGTTGGCGAAGCGAATAAAGTATTCGGCCAGCTGTACAATTATACGCTCGGCAAGCCGATCGCATTCCCAGACGCTTCTAAGGCAGCCAAAACGCTGCTAGGATACGGCCGAACCACGCAAACCGTTGTCAAGGACATGGACACGTTATCTCGCATGTCTATCGTCAACGGCGCAGACCTGCAAGCCCTAGCGTTAGTATTTGGTCAGGTGACCAGCCGCGGCGCGTTGTTTGGCCAGGACGCGCTCCAGCTGATCAACAACAATATCCCATTGACGACAATCCTCGCTCGGCACTTCGGCATATCGATGCAGGAGGCCAGCGAGAAGATAAACGGTGGAAAAGTTAAGGCTGAAGAGTTCGTCAAGGCGATGGAGAATTACGCGGCCAGCCTCGACATCACCCAGATGACCGACACATTCCAAAACCGCATGATAAGTCTGAGCGGTACGATACGAAGCGTCGGCTTGGAAATCCTGGGAATCAAGATTGACCCGATAAAAGGCATGGTGATTGAAGCCGGCGGCCTGTTTGATCAGATGAGCAACCGCGTCACCGAGACCACGAAATTTATCAAAGAGCATCGCGAGGAAATCGTCAAAGTAGTGACGTTTATCTTGCAGAACGCAGTCCCAGCGCTCAAAGTTTTAATCGGCATGTATGTCGCCGCCAAAGCGGCCGCTCTCGGCTTTAAGACAGCGGTGGCAGTTAGCGATATCTCTAAAGGCTGGAAAGACGTGACGAAAGTCACGAAAGAGGGAGCGACGGCGTGGACGTTTGTCGGCGCAGCCGCAAAGACCGCCGTCAAGGGAATAACCAGCGCGCTTGGCGTGATGGGGACGGTTGGCAAGGTGGTATTTTCAGGTCTGAGCAGCGGAGCGGCCGGACTTGGAGCAGCAATCAGCTCGATACCGATCATCGGGTGGATAGCTATCGTTATCACCGCAGTGGTTGGCTTTGTAGCTTGGCTTTACGCCACGAACGAGGGATTCCGAAACTTCGTCAATGGAATAGTTGGCCAGATCGGAGCGGTGCTAGGGCAGATAGGAGCGGTGATTGGCTCTGTCATTGGAAACGTAGCAAGCGTCATCGGCTCAGTTATTGGCGTGGTGGTGAATATCGTCGGCACGATAGCAGGAGCGATTGGAACTGCCGCAAGGACTATCGGCTCGGTGATTGGTGTAATCGTTGGTGTGGTAGCGAACGGAATCGGCATTGTTGTCGGCGTGATAAGCACCATCATTGGTGTAATAAGCAAAATTGTTGGCGTAATAAGCAAAGTTATCGGCACGATACTAAACATCTTGACCCCTGTATTCCAGATCATAGATTTGATAATAACCGCCATTGTCGGACTTGGCCAAATAATTTGGATTATATTCAGCGGAATCGCCGAAGTCGTATGGACGATAATAAGCACCGTTGTTCAAATTATCGGCGTAGTATTTTATGGCACAATAATGGCCATTTGGAATAATGTGCTTGTGCCGTTTGGCGAGGCAGTCGCTTACATCTTTACGCACATGGGCGAAGTCGTCAGCATGGTCATGAACGTCATCGCGACTGTCGTAGACGTTATCGTTAATGTTATTAGCTCATCAATGAGCGTCATAATGTCGGTTGTCACCACGGTTTGGAACGCCATCGCTGCCGTGATAGCGCCGATATTGCAGGTCATCTGGACGGTAGTATCGACAGTATTCAACGCTATTGTCGGCGTGATAAGCAGCGTGATGAGCGCCATCTGGGGAGTGATCACGGCGGTTTGGAACGCCATACTGCCATTCATTCAGCCGATACTCAACGTGATGAGCGCCGTCATCGGTGCGGTCTTTAGCGGCATTGCGGCCGTGGTAAACGGCTTGATGAACGCCATCAAGAACTACATCATAAACCCAGTGGCCACCGCAGTCGGCTATGTGGTCGGCACGGTCGGCCAGATTGCCACCTCGATCAAGAACGCAGTTCAAAACGCTTACAACGCAGTGGCCGGTTTTGTCGGAAACTTCACCAGCGCCGGCAAGAACCTGATCGATGGAATCGTCAAGGGAGTGGCCAGTGCGAAAGACGCGGTGGTCAATAAGATCAAAGAGATTTGTAGCGGTGCGCTCGATGCCGTGAAGAACTTCTTCGGCATTAAGTCGCCGAGCCGCGTGATGGCGCAGATGGGTAAATTTATGATGCAAGGTTGGAGCGGCGGCTTGGAAAGCATGCGAGACGCTGTCGTTAAAACCGCCACAGACATCGCTAGCGACGTTTACGACGGATTGAGCGGTGACATGTCGCTCGGCGGTCTATCGTTCGCAGGAAGCGGTATCAACGGGTCAGGAGCGACGCTCGCTGGCAGCGGTGGTGTCACTAACGTCAGCAATTCTGGCGGCAACCGGAACACGACAAACCAGTTCAATGGACAAATTGTAATAAACACGCCAGAAGCAGCCGACGCGTTCTTCAAGAGGCTTGACCGCGACGGTGACTTGGCATCGATGGGAGTACCGACGTAATGAACAGTGACAGACGCAGATTTTTATTAAACGGATTTGACCTCAACAACGGCGGCAACGTCCGAGTGCAATCCACAAACCTATTCGGCATAGCCAAGCGAACCGTCGATAGCGGCGAGCTGGCGAGAGACGACGGCCGAATCTTGCTAAACAGCGGCCACTTTGCAGGGCGAACTATCTCTGTCGCCGGGCAAGTTTCAGCGTCGAGTCAGCGTGAATGCGACTGGCTGATCGACTGGTTAAAGCGAACGCTGACATTCGGCCAGAAAATCGAGCTAGCGACAAACTTCCCAGAGGGATACCGAATTTGGAGCGGTGTGGCCACGAACCTAAACATCAGCCGCGGATCATTCGACGTTAGCCGCGCCGGCTTCAGTTTTGAGATGGAGTGCGAATCGCCAGCAGCAAGGTCGTCGGTCGGCTTGATTGATTTCAGCGCCACTACGAATATAAGCACGGCCGCAAGCGCCATCTCCGTCGAGAACATCGGGACATATCGAGCAAAACCTACTATAATCATTAGCAGCAGCAGCAGCAGCAGCAGCAGCACTGAGATAACGCTTGGAAATCCAGACAGCAGCGAATACTTGATATTCAATGCGAACCTGAAAGCCGGCGACGTGATAACGGTCGACTGCGAAGCCAAAACCATTATCCACAACAGCATGCAGCTGCGAGCTAGCGGCACATTTCCGTGCTGGGAGTACGGAGCGGGAATGCTCGAGTACCAAGATAACCTGGCCGCACGAAATCATCAGCTGCGAGCCATTTATAATCCAAAATATATCTAATAGGAGGGAAGCAATGCCAAAAACTTATAACGAACGGAAGCGCTCAGTCAAGTTCCTACTCGGGATTGAGGTCGAGAAGCGAACCGGCGGCGTTTATGCTGGCTTGCTTGAAAAACACCCGAGCTACACCGGCGACACTAAGAGCGAGCCGAAAGAAAACTACAAAAGAGGCAAGGTGTCTTCCTGGAAAATTGATGACAAAGACGGCACGGCCACCAACGACAGCGTCGTATCGATCCAAGTGCCGGGTGGAGTTTTCAGATATTGGGCATTGTTTACGGCAGAGACCGGCGGAGAGATGATCGCGTTTGACGCATTACCATGGCCACTCGAAGTCATGGCTCCTGAAACGCTGCAGGTGCAGCCAGGCAACCTAACTATTTTGGAGGCTTAGTTCGATGGCGCAGCTCCAGACGAAGAAGCCTCGGTCGTGTTCTATCACCGGCGGCGGCGATTATTTCTATACGTGGCAGAACACAGAGATTGAGCCATATTCTGGCGAATTTCATTCGTCTCTGATATTGTCTGGCAGTAACGCCGTAAATATCGGACGAGCGAAGCTGCGAATTGACGGCCAGGAGGTCGGCAACGTCCACGTTGACAGCATTGCCAACTTTTACAGTCCACAATTTACGTTGACTGGCGCGCTGGCCGACTGGGGCGTGACGGCCGAGCAGTTGAAGAGCGGCAACGTCGGATTTTCTTTTAAGTTCAAAATAATCGATGAATATTCTGGCACCACCTGGCTGACCGACGAGGTGGCGCTTGACGGATTCGACCTGTCGACACTGAATAGCGATGTTGTGCCGAAAAAAATATCATTCGCGTTTGACGGAGACGTGCGGCTGATCGGCGGCGGAAGCCAGCTGATGCAAATCACCAGCGTCCACCTCCTGCTTGAAGCCGACGTCACCTACCGATTTAGTATCACAAACGAAATCAAGATGATGGCGACGCTTTCCCAGAAACAGCCAACCAACAAGGCGGCCGAAGTCATATACAGCGCCTATCTTAAGGACGGAACGTACCTCGGCCAGATAAATACCGTGACCAGCACGCCGGCCATTCAGTCGGAGGTCAACTCGCTGCATTCGCACATGACAATGAAGCTAGCTCAAAACGACGCGACGACACGCAGCGTAGTGACTGAGATCATGACCGAGATAAACGAAAACATGTTGACGGAGCTCGGCTATAAAATCGTAGGAAGCATGACCACGCCGGTGGGCCTAGGGAGCGGCACGAACATCGATACCAACGTCAACATCAGCGCCAGCGTTCGATACGGCGAATATCTGCCGTGGCTAACCGAGGACGGCAAGACCATCATCACCGAGGACGCAAAAATCATCGTGGTAGCTGATGGCCACCCAGAGGGCCGCTCGCTGTTCAATGGCTACATTAGCCAGTGGGAATTGTCGGCAGGCAATACCGACAGCCAGGTGACCGCGACAGTCCTCAGCCATTCGCAGGAGCTGAACCACATCTACCTGCAGACCGAGGCGGAAGTGGCCTACCAGCATAAGCCATACGGCTTGGCAACGCTTGGATTTGGCTCGAGCCGATGGGGATATTGCAACGAAATAATCCAGACCATACAGGTGACCACCGGCAGCAAGACCGTCGCTGGCATTGAGCTTTATTCAGTGTGTTCACCAGGAACTAGGCAAGATTTCATCGGCGGTAATATGACTACGCTGTATGCAGAGCTGCTGTCATATTCGACCGACATAAATCACGGAACGCTCGAAGCTGGCGGCGCTGCGGTGCTGCCAGTGGGCGGCGGCATGTACGAAAAATTATTCATACCATTCAATAAGAGCGTACGCATGACCAGCGGCAAACGCTTCATCATAAAACTGTCGGCACGCGGTGGTTCGCGATACGAAAACATCTTCCCATATCCAGTAGAGCTATTAGTTGACAGGCGCGGCCGCTTTACCACTGGCCAAGGATTGCAACACAATAATTATCACGACAATCCGTTCTGGCAAGATTTTGGCTGGGATTTGGCGTTCTCGCTTTACGAAAGCCCCGGCGACTACAAGCGAGCGTTTTATTCGCAAGATCCAAGCGACATCTTACGCGAGCTGATAGACTTCGCGCAGAAGCAAGGCGCACGCTGTCGCTACACCGAATCCAGTATCGAGAATACCGCCACTAAGGTGACCATTCGATTTAATGACGTGACGACAATTAGCGAAGCCATCGCTGCCGTATTTAAGTCGATGCCGGCCGACTGGCACTACTACTACGACTATGCTGAGAATATCGTTCATGCTCACCCGAGACCAACGATCGTGAAACGAAAACTTCAGCGCGGCAAAAACGTCATCGGCACGCCAAAACTTGTCAAGACTATCGAGGAGCTGGTGAATGACGTGATATTCATCGGCGGCGAAAAAGCAGACGGCAAAACGCTTGTCGTGGCCGGCCGAGACGACCGCAGCATCGCCGAGATACGTCGCGGCTTCAAAAAACTGTCCGACAGTCGCTACAAAGACGAGACCAGCGCCAGGTTGGTGGTCGAGGGCGAGATTCAGCGAGGCAGCAAGCCGGTATTCTCAGGCGAAGCGACGTTCGCGTCACCAAAGTATGAGGCGTTGGATATTCATCTTGGCGAGTTGACGCAGTATCAGGGCTTCAGCACGACGATGGACGCGCCAGAAATGCAGATTGTCGCTATCACGCAAAAGCTCGAGACCGCAGAATTGAAATTCAACATACTGCGGCCAAGATTATCGAAGCGAATTCAAGACTTGAAGCGCAATATGGACAACCGCGAACGCGAATCAGAGTGATATAATAAGGCTAAATGAAAGGAATCAGAAAATGAACCCAGGCCAGCAAAAAATAAGTCAATTCCAGCCAGTAGAAAGCACCAGAGCGAACGACATCATACCGATCGTGCGTGATGGGCAGAACCGATCGATTACGATCGGCAAGTTTACCGGCGTTTTGCCAAGCGGGTGGACAACACCGGCCGAAAACTGGACTTATAGCAATTTTGACAACGGAATAGCTGCGATCACTGTACCAGAGGGCGACATTCGCCGCTACCCAAACGGATTGAGGGTTCAGTTTAAACAAGGGACACCGCCAACGACTAGGTTCGGTATTGTTGTAGCGTCTACATCAACCATGGTTTATCTTTATATGATAAACGGGACGACGCTAGAGAACCTAGAGATACGTGACATCTTTGTTTCGCCAGATTTCGCGCCAGGAACTGATGAGGGTGTGAATTTTAATGTCGAGCCGACAATTATGAAGAGAGAGCCAGTCGGCGTGCTATTTTGTGACTATATTCGTCGCGGTAACATAGTGATAGCTGACATACACACAACGGCTCATTTGCCTAAAACACAGACCAGGGCGACGCACAATCCAGGCGCTGGCCCAGCGGTGGAATCTAAAATACCTAAAGGATTCAGTATTTCTGCACCGCAAGGTAGCGCGCTGATGACTCTAGGCGGATGGAATAACCGAGTGCTGAAAGGTATTGCTACGGCAAGGTTTTTCAGCGCGGGATACATTGAGTATATCGCCAACGATAATTTCAACGAATGGTACGGCACAACCAGCTGGATTACCGATGATCCATTCCCAGTAACGGTATAGCTTTATTTACAACATTGCGCTAAATCTTTGCAGAGAAGCGCCGCAAAATGCTAAAATTATACCGATGGATAAACAGAAAACAGATAACGACGCACTGCTTCATGAAATCGACAAAAAAGTGGCGATTCTGTCAACAGACATGGATTATACGAAAAAATCCGTGGCGAAAATAGAAGAATCGGTCGATTTGGTGGCCAAACAGATGGCCGGTATGAAATTTGTCACGCCGGAGATTTTGACAAACTACATCGACAAGCACTCAGCTGATCACGATAAGATAAATGAACGGCTCGAGGTGCTCGAAGACAAGGCTGAGACTGAAGCCAAGTCAATGATGGCTACGCTGCGGCTAAAATTCAAGGATTGGGCGGCAAACGCAATCGTTATATTAGTGATTGGTTTAATGCTGTTTATTCTGATGAAGCTAATCGACGGTAGCGTGAGAATACCGAGCGTGCTATCATAGAGCTATGAGAGTTAAGGCTGCCAAACATTCGATTGGGCGATGGATCGCCCGCACACTTTTGACAATTCTGATAGTGATGATTTTATCTGGAGCGGCCGTCATTTGGCGGTGGTATCCGGTGATTGACCGCTTGATGAATTGGTGCAAATATTCTCTGCAATCGCTTGGCGACTGCAGAGAAGTAATAAGAAAGGGGAGTCAATGAAAGGAATTGACATATCAAGCTGGCAGGCTGGCTTGGACGCTGGCAAAATCCCGGCAGATTTCGTCATCGTAAAGGCGACTGAGGGGACGAACTACGTCAACCCAAACTGCGATCAGCATTATCAGCAAGCAGCGGCTGCTGGCAAAAAGCTCGGCGTTTATCACTTTGCGAGAAACAGCAGCAATGACGCGATCGCTGAGGCTGACTTTTTCGTCGACAATATCCAAGGCTACATCAAGCATGCTATGCTTATTCTCGACTGGGAAGATGGCGGCAATGTTGGCGATGTAGCGTGGGCGCGCCGCTGGCTGGATCGAGTGCAAGAACGAACCGGCGTGAAGCCGCTCATCTACATGTCGGAGAGCGTGGTGAACAGCCACGACTGGAGCAGCGTCGCTGGCGCTGATTACGGCTTGTGGGTCGCGAAATATCGCGACATGGCGGCCGATTATAACTACAATATGGAACTCGCCGGAACGCCGCCAAGCGTAAAATATTGGAGCGGCTACGCGATGTGGCAGTGGACTTCGAGCGGCCGACTTGATGGTTGGGGTGGCAACCTCGACTGTAACGAATTCTATGGCGACGCTGAAGCGTGGGATAAGTACGCAGGCGGAGCGCCAGCACCAGCTGGACACAGCGGGCAAATTGCTAACCCACAACCAGCGCCAGAGCCGCAGCCAACGTACACAGTTCAATCAGGCGACACGCTGAGCGGTATCGCTGCGAAGTACGGTACTGACTATCACTACCTGGCGGCCATCAACGGCATTCAGAATCCAAACCTGATTTATCCAGGCCAAGTATTGCGAGTGCCAGGTGGAAGCGCGCCGGCCGAGCGAACTGTGACGGTTCAATGGGGCGATAACCTTAGTACGATAGCGGCCGCACACGGCACGGATTGGCAGACGCTGGCTCGAATCAACAACTTGCCGAACCCGGATCTAATCCACCCAGGCGACGTTTTGAGGTTACCGTAATGGCGCCAGATTTGTCGAAAATCACGATCACGAAGTCGAGCCTGTACTTCCGCGAGTGCAAAGCTTGCGGCTGCGTAACGCTGCACATTGGCAAGACCACGCCAGAGATGCCAGCAGGCTCGACATACAACGATTGCCTGCAATGCTTAGTGGACGCGCACAGCGTTCCAGGCTTGAGTAGATGGCACGATCCCAAAACGGGCGAGCCGCTGAAAGACCCGCGAGGTGCTGTAATCCAGCGAACAGTGGGCGCTAAAATTCAAAACACCGAAAGATGTCTAATTGGAAGCAGTTTCGCTTGACATCTGTCGGAGAGATGTAAACTAAAAAGCGTTTTACTTGACATTCGCGAGTGAGATGTAAAGTAAATTTTAAGGAGAATTTGACATGATAACTAACTTCATAATTACAGTTTTAATACCAGTAGCAGTCATCGGATTTACTGAATTGGTGCGTCGACTATTTAAGAAAGACTTCGAAGTGGTGATTATCATCGCAGGATCGGCAGCAATTGGCGTCGGACTTTCGCTGCTAACGAATCACGACTGGACATACGGCCTAGTCGCAGGTTTAAGCGCCAGCGGTGCGATAACCGGCTTGCAAAAATTCGGCGATGCTGTAAAATAGAATTGGTCTCGTATTGATCTTCAGATAGGCCAATCTTACCGCAGGTAGCAGGAATTCCGCAGCCCTCCGCTGCGGTTTTCTTGTGCTAGAATTAAAACAGAGGAGGCGCTAGTCGAAACGCTTCCTCGCCGAAGACTCCATAAAACAAACATCTATTTCCTAAATTAGCCGAGCCAGTTTCGCACACACTCCTGGCTCGGTTTTTTGTTTACCAGAGAACGCCGCGAACAGCGTACCAGGCCGACCAGCCATTGCCGTTGCGAGCCTGGCGCTCCCGGTAGATTTGCAGCGCGTAGGTGGCCGCCCAGACAGGATCGCGCCAGTCGCCGCCCGAGAAATAGCCGCGATGCCACCTGTCGTTTATCTGGAAGCAACCGAAGTCACGCGAGCCGTCGAAGTTGACTGCGCCGATGGCCGCCGGAAGCTCGGCGCGGTTTTCATGTGTCATAACAGTGATAGCGCCGGCTTGCAGATGAGCGGGCCAAACCTTGGCGATGGCCGATCGGCACGTTTCCGGTGTGGGTGCAGGCGCGGGAGCGGCCGGCTCCGCCTTTTTCTGCTCGGTTTTGGCGGCTGTTTTTTTATCAGACAGGTCAACGGTCGGCTTTTTGTCCGCAAGCGTTTTATAAGCGGAATGAGAAGCCGAGGCTGAAGTTCCCGGCGGCGTTGGCTGTCGGAATGAGTGAATCGTAACCGACAGCACCGCTACTAAAATCAATAATGCGAGTTTTTTCATAAAGCACGCTAGTTACTTTTTGGCAACGTCG